AGGTGGGCTTTTCCAGGTCCGGCTCTATGCCGTCCTCGTCCGGCCAGTCGTTCCTGTCCGGCTCCACCAGCTCGGGGAACGGGAGAAGGCCGTCGTAACCTCCCTCCGTGATCCATACGCCGAAATCGGTGTAGGCGTCCTTGCCGTCTATGTATAACTCACCCCTCATAAGATCACCACGGTATTATCCTTGTTTATCTCAACCTCTCCCCCGATATTCACCAGCAGGATCACGGCGTAGTCGCTCGCCACGACCCTAGCCTTGCCGCCGTGCATGAGGATCACCTTGTGAACACGCTCGTTATCGTCTATCGTTATCACCGCATCCGTATCACCTATCACGGCGATATTGCCGGGATTGGTTACGTCCACGTGGCCGGAGTCAACGTACACCCCGTAGGGCATCACGTGACCGGCCATGCCACGGAACATGTCTAACGACGGGAAATCATTCTCCGCGCAAAACTCACGCCCCTGCGGGCTGAAGAACAGCCACACGAGGCTTCTCCAGTCCGTCACCCCGTTAGAACCACTGCACGCCCCAAGCGAGAGGGCCGATTTGATTATGTCGTTAACCGTCTCCATCATTATCTTGATCTCATTAATATACCCTTGTCGTTAATAGTCTTTATACCGGAGGCCGCCGACTTGGTATTCGCCTCTATCTTCTCGGATAGGGCCTCTATACGCCCGGAGATCTCAGCTACCTTGGCCGTGTTCTCCGACACCTTCCCAGACAGATCCTTGATCGCCTCCACGTTCTTCCATCCCCTTGTCTGGAGGTCATATATGAAGCGCATCTGGTCGGCTATACCCGTCACTTGCACCAACGTCCTATCTAAAAATATAAGTTGCGTTGACATCTTACCGTCTATCACGTTAGCCGAGTCCTGCGAGATGGAGGCGATGCCCTTCGAGGAGGCCACACGGGTATTATCATCCTCGGGATCGTCAGGCTTGAAGTACTTGTCGGCCCAGCCGAACTTACGGTCGAGGTCGTCGGCCAGCTCCTGCGCCTTTTGGTCGAGGTAGTCTTGCTCCCAATCACTGATGTAATTATCAGACCAGAACTCAAGCAGCTTCTCTCGTATGGCTTTCATGGGATCGGAAGCGGCGGCCTTGATCGACTCCGTGACCATATTCCTTATCATCTTCCTCACGAGATCCTTGGCCGATCGCGCCTTGTCCTCCCCGGCGGCCCACGCGTCGGCGTAAGCGTTGGCGAAATCGTCGATCGCCGATTTTATGTCACTACCGAAAATGGCGTCCTTGCCGGCCTCCTTATTATCCGCTATGGTGTTATTGATCTCGTCTATCTGGTCCCGCCACTCCTTGATGCGGTCATTGTCGGTTTTCTTCTTGTCCTCCTCCTCCTTGATCTGGTTTTGGATAAGCACTTTTTGCTGTTCCAATAGCTTATTCTGCTGGTCGATAAGCTTGGAGGCATCCTTGGAATAGGCTTTCTCGATGGACCTGCCCAGCTTATCGTACGACTTGTCCAACGTGTCGATCTGATCCTGCAAACGCTGGATACGACTCTCGTTCTTCTTGTCATGGATCTTGGCGATAGAGGAGGCAAGGGATGTGACCACCCCGATAGCGGCACCGGCAGACGCACCGATCGGCCCGAACATCGCACCGGCTTTCGCCCCGTCCATGGCGGAATTGACCGCGTCCATGGCCACATTCAAGCCTTCGGCTATCTCACCGAACGCACCACCGAACGAATCCCCGAGTTTCGAGAAAGTATCAGAGAGGAATTGCCCGGACCGCATGATTTCGCCAAGCCCTTCCTCTATATCGTCAATTGCCTGTCGCAGCTTTTTCGTATCGTTACCAGCCTCAAATACGCCTTTCAGACCTTTGGCGACCTTCTCGTATGCCGGGCGCAACTTGTCCGCGGCTTCCTTGTTCTCCTTGAGCGCATCCGAGATATCTTTTAGTTTATCGGGTGATTTACTCCACAGTTCAAACGTCTCTTTCGTGATACCGAAATCCTTGCCCTTGCTCTCATCCCAGACACCGCTTTTCAAGAACTCCAAGGCTTCACGCCCCTTCCGGTTGATGGCCTCCAACTCGGAGAGGGTCTTGTCTTTCATGTCACCGAACAACCGACTGATAGCGGAAGTCGTCTTGCTCGCCTCTATGTCGAGATCAGACAGTTCCCTTTTCATGGCCTCGGAAAGGGACTTACGCTCGCCTTCCGTCGTAGCCTTGGCTATCTTCTCGTTATAAAGAGCCGTGATAGCATCTCTCTTATCAAGATAAGAACCGTATTCTTTCAGATACTCGTTCATGGCACGTTTCTCTTCCTCCAGTTCTTCCTTATTCACATTAGAGGTCGATCGCTCCCGTTTGACGTATGAGTTCACCAAGGCTGTACGAATCTCCACGGTCTGTTCCTTAGTCAGTTTGCCGCCTTGAGCGTCTTTCCACTCTTTTTCCTTGGTAAGTATGGCGGCGATCTCATTGTCATAGTCTAGGTTTATCTGGGCGATCTTCTTTGCGGAGCCTTCTTTCATCAGATCGATCTCGGATTGCTGGTTCTGCCGGCGGAGGGATAGGAGTTCGTCTTGAAGCTTTTTTCGCTTTTCTAGTTCCTTTTTATCAATAGGTGTAGCTATTTTCGCCTTTTCCTCCTCTTGTTGGCTACTAGCTAACGCCTCCGCCTTCGTACGAGCCTTCAATCCTTGTACGACTATCTCAACCGCTTTATCATGCTCAATCTTCAACTGCTCGTTCCGTTTTCGTAAACGACGTAACTCAAATGCCTCCGAAAAGCTGGTATCAATCCAACTTTTCTTGTCTAGCTGGGAGATTCGATGGTTATTTTTTGCAATTTCATCCTCTATGGAGTTTACGGTAGCGCGCTGTTGGGCCATGGTTCGCTCATCTATCGATTTAGAAAGCATCTTATTAGCCTCCGTCATATCCATCAACATGAACTTTTGCAAGGATAGATTTTTCAGTTCATCCGGATAGAGGGCTTGTAATTTCTCGTATGCCTCCACTTTCTGTAACATGGACTTGTTATCGTCGCGCAAAGCATTCAATAGTTCATCCGTTTGAGATCTCATGCCTTCTATCCAGTCCTTCATCTCTGCGACCCTCTTGTTATGGGAATCCAACGCCTTCTCTGATGCCGTCGCCTGTGTCGCGAGCTTGAAGATCGCATACCCAAGGGCCGTAACACCCGCCACGGCCAAGACATACGGATTCGCAAGGGCAGCTTTTCCGACGGCCAACATTGCGACAGCCTGTTTTTTCAAAGCACCTGTAAGCAGCGCGGTTGCGGTCGTATGCTGAATCGTCGCCAGTCTGCTCAAAGCTGATGTCTTGATATAAGATCGTTGCGCCACTTGAACCAACAAAATAGCTGTTTTATAAGAAAGAAACGCTCCCGCCGCATTTTTCACCAATGCCTCAACCCTCGATATCGTCCCCTCGATATCATTGTTCTCAAAAGCCTCATTAAACGCCTTGGCGATATCTGACACCTCTTTCAATATCCTCTCTCCCATTGGGCGCAAATAAGCCTGTACATTATTCGCCAACAACGTGAGCTGATTATCGGCGGCGTCAGCCATCTTCTCAAACGCAGCCTCTGTCGCACCCAAGGAGCCCTGCAACTCTCCCAAATCATTTGCTGCCGCCTTTGCATTCTTTCCAGTCAAAGCCAGTGTAGCGGCCAGGCCTTCATCCGTGCCAAGCATTTCCTTCATCTTGGAAGCGGAACCACCAGCCTTCTCATAAATCAATTGTAATGCCTCTTGGAAAGTACGACCTTGGAAAGCGGCGTCTCCAAGTTCTCCGGCGGTTCCTTGGATAGCGGCACGGATCTGTGTCATAGCCTGCGCCGTCGGCGTTCCTTGCTTGGTCAATGAAGCGACAGCACCCAACACTTGGTCGATACTAATCCCATACGCGGCCGCAATAGGAGCAACTTGGGCTATAGAGGCTCCCAATTCGCCAAATGTAGTCTTACCCAACCGGACGGTTGTAAAAAGCTGGTCCGAGACCGTACCGGCTTCCTCCGCAGACATCTTATAAGCATTCAGGATCGTTGTAATAGCATCAGCTGCCGTCTCGGTTTCCGTAAGCCCTCCCACGGCAGCTTTAGCCGAAACTTCTAGGATCTTCATGCCATCCGCCCCGTCATGTCCGGCGGAAACAATGCTATATAACGCCTTGGCGGCCTCCGGAGCCTTGATCGGTATCTCTTGGGTTATGGACATGACCTGATTCATGAAACCGGTCATATCATCCGTTACCTGCGTGGAAATGGTCGCTACTTCCAGCATGTTCTTCCGGAACTCCTTCTCGAAGTCGTATGAGCTCTTCGCGGCCTTGGCGAACGCCGTCGCCGCGCTGATACCGATACCACCGAATACGTCAAAAGACGTGATCTCACCGGCCAAGGTCTTGATAATCCCCATCGCTTCCCGTGTTCCCTCGTACATGCCGGAGTTATCAAGACCAGTAGCCATAAATAAGGCTCCATCCCTATTTCTGATTCCCATAATGCGTTTATGGTAAAATATAGGATAGCCTTTCATGTGAGACTGTCAACCGTTAAAAATTCACTTATAAGTTATCTTTTTCGACATTTTCTTTTGCCTTGTCGCTTTTTCTTCGTTCTTTTGTAAAAAGAAAAAATTCATCGTGGAATTCGAGATTATCAAGATAAAGCAACTGTCAGGCAAAAAGGCTCAGATATATTCTGTTATTCTCGGTCAAGAGGATCAGAGCGTTTTTGAACAATTTCTTCAGAACAACTATTCTGAATACCCAACCGAAATAGAAGATATCGTATCTAAATTGAAAATTATGGCTACAAAAACTGGGGCAGCCGAACATTTTTTCAAGCTAAACGAAGGGAAACCCGGTGATGGTGTCTGCGCCCTATTTGATAGTCCTGATAAAAAATTAAGAATCTATTGTATTCGATTTGCTAACGTTGCTATCGTTGTTGGAGGTGGAGGATACAAACCCAAAAACATTAGAGCTTATCAAGAAAGTTCTTCCTTAAAAAAAGAAGCTGAAACAATGGTTCGAATATCCAGAATCATATCAGAAGCCATCAAAAACAAGGATATACATCTTGATGATAACGGTTTTTTCTTAGGTAATTTAAAATTGAAGGAGGAATAAATATGAACAATACATCTATTTTGGATACAGTACTTGGCAATATAGACACGAAAAGAGCCAAGAACATGGAAAGACGTATGATGCTTGCCGTAAAAATAGCAGAAGGTATCAAAAGGAAAGGTCTATCCCAAAAGGAATTTGCCGAAAAAATGAGTAAACGTCCCTCTGAAATATCCAAATGGTTAAGAGGTGACCACAACTTTACAACCAGCACTCTTTTTGATATTGAAGATGTTTTGAATATCCATCTTATAGATATCAACGAATATTCTCATGCAGCTTGTCCGGCCTCGATATAATAAAAAAATGAATGGAACACCCCCTGCGGGAGTAACAATGATTAATGCACACGGTATCCTCCTTTTCGTAGGAGGGAAGGAATATTATTTATCGTATGACAGATACCCTTGGTTCAGAAATGCAAAAGTATCGGATGTATTGGACGTGACCATGCCGGACGAGGATTCGTTGCGTTGGGACGCAATTGATATGGATCTTGAGATTGACAGCATAATCCATCCGGAGCGTTACCCAATTACTTTTCACTAGAAGACACCGCTCTGGTTATCGAGCAGACACTCTGAAGATCTTGACACATTTACAGAGAACAAAAACCGACCAGCCTCACGGTTCGTCGGTTTTTTTACAACCAAAATCACTATGACAAACGTTCTCTACGCAAAGTAATATATATCATACCGGGCTCATTCTTCGAACCCTTTTCTTTTTTCCCGTATCGAAATCGATTACCTCGACCCACTCGCCATGATTATCCCCGGATTCATCATCGTCCACGAGCAGTGATTTGTTCCGGTCGTTCACCAAGTAACCATGTTCCCGTAGCATGGACATGACAAGCGCCAGATCGCTGTCCAATGTCCGCTCATGCGTATACCCGAACGCCTCGTTACATAGCACAAGGAACATGAAGCTACTTTGCGTCACCGGCTCCGACCTACCCAAGTCTCGTTGTTTTCTTGAAGGGCTATTATCTCCTCTTCGCTTAACGGGCTCACAGCTTCCAAAGCTATGATAGTACGAGAAAAAGGGTTACAACCCAGACGAAAGAGGATAGCGTTCAAAAGGATATACAGGTCTTCCCATGTACAATTGTCTTTCAGTACCTCCCGGAACCAAGCGGGCATGTCCCCTTTCTTGTTATGGATACCCAAACATACGATCTCAAAGATCAACTCGTCATATTTCGCCATCAACTCCGACAGTACACTATCAAACGTAACATCCTTATGAGCCACGATAGCATCCTTGTCCGCCTTGTCAATCCGCAAGAGTAACGGCCGTATCCTAAACCCGGTCCTTACCGTGATCGGGGTGATAACGATACTATCACCAACGTTCTTACCCGCCGGGATCGTCTCCGGCTTGAACTCGAAAGGAATCACGACTGACCGACTTGTCACCACGTCGCTCTCAATCTGTAGTGCTCGCTTTACGCTCATGATTTTCCTCTAAAATATAAGAGCCCCGGCAAAAACCGAGGCTCTAGACAACCTAAACAAAAAACATCATTCCGTGTCTTCCGATACGGCCTTCACCGCCCTGCTATACGGGGACGCTTGTTTGCCAGCCGCAGATACCGGTGTCATGATCGTGGCCTTTACCAATAAGAGATCGCAATTCTCCTTATCCGGGGCTTGGCTGATCTTCCCGAACACAGAGCACTTGACAAAGACATATTCCGTGAACTTACCTTGGTACGGCAGGCTCTGTAGCCTGATCGTCTTCAATATCGAGGGCGTAGACAAGGGAGCCTCCCATTTATCACCGGAAACGGTTCCCCCGCAAAACATTTTCATCTCGTCGCTCGTAGGAGAAGGGATAGTGAACTCTATACTGGAAGGATCTCCTTTCCGACTCACCACCGCCCAAGGATCCTCATGTCCCATGGACGTAAAACTAAGCTCCTTGGCGTCCGAGAAATTGAACGTCACCGTATCCACGTCAACGCATTGGGTGAACTCGGTACCGGCCACGCCATCCCCGGGTTCCGCAACTCCTAAATACGCCACATCCAGCGCTAAACTTCTTTCCATATCACTAATCTAATTCTGTTATAACCTCTAATCTAATATTCGTACAATCGAAGCCATCCTTGGCCTCGCCCATAGGCTCAGACCAGACGATCCGAGATTTCCAATACATCCCCAACGGCGGCTTGATATCCCGCAACACGAACCTCACGCCTCGTACGGTCTCTATCATCAACTGTCGATCCGATACGCCTTTCGAGGGTCTCTTGACGAAGATATTGATATTTATCGATCCCTTGTTGACATAATCTTTCCCATTCAAGGCCAGAGAGCGGATCGTGATATGATTTCTTTTCTCGCCATCGCCGGATTGATCCTTATACAGGATAAAGCCCGTACTCGCCGGCTCAACCGCATTATATACGATATCCACTATATCAAACTGATCTGCCATGTTCAATATCCTTTCTCAGCGAGTTTATCAAATAACGTTCGACTCTGTTTCTTGATCCAATCCTCGGCATGTTCCGTGGCGACAGAGATAACATCCAGATTTTCGATTGCTTCCACATACTTGGCATAAGGCATAGCGGCTACACCAATCAATACCCAGCCATTCTTATAAAGGGGAAGTAATTCTGATACGAGCCTTTTAGCCTCTCTCAATCCCGTATGTTTATCGGTACCTTTCTCATCTGACAACTCGTAGTTCTCGGTCAATATATCGCCATCCTTAATGATCACATAGCCGATTGAACTACGAAGATTGCCGGTATGATTCTGATAGTTCCCTTTTTTTCGAGCGATCTTCACGAACTCTTCCCCGGCACGTTGCAATAACTTGTATATCCGCTCTTCCGCCCGATCCACATAGTAATCGAACCAACGCCCTACTTCCCTATCACTCCACATTGGAGTCAAACCACCTTTCCTTGCCATAAGCTACACATAGATTACAGAGTGAGTCTGAAACGGTTCCCAGCTAATGATATCCACATCGAGAGCGATACTATCAATCCGGATATGCTTCGCGTTTTCCACAGGACGGGCTTTGGTCGAAAACTCACCATGCACGATGAACTCTCTTCCATCGACGTTCCGCTTCAACTGCTGTCCACTATTGGACGGGTAGTATTGCCCAGTGACCTCTATTTCCGTCGGTTTACCGGCAACCCATTCCCCTTTGGCTAATTGGCAGGATTGAATCGTCACTATCGCTGTATGTGAATATCGCTTTACCATCTGTTTCTCGCCCTTCCTTTGGGTACCTCGATCTTATTGCCTATCAATTCCGCTTTCTCCGGTTCTCCTCCCTCCCGGTATAGTCGTTTCGCCGTAGCATCATACCATGCACGGGGATACGTGATGGAGAGCTTGTTTTCCGTGAAATCCGGCAGACCGCCGACCATGGAATAAAGGTCGGCGGCCACCAGCTTTTGTTTTTGGATATCGATCGTCTTACTATCTTCTGTACCTTCAAAACCGCGTCCCGGCAAAACGACGTTATCCAAAAAATCTTCACAGTCAGCCAGACCGGGATAAGCGAGTATCGTATCTCGAATCGTCTTAGCCATGATTGTTATTCTCCGTTTTCAGTATCCTGAATCGTTTGATCCTCCGGTTCGATGGTTTCACCCAAGAATGTCGCCGGGATATCATCCGTACCCTCGGTATCCTCGGAAGCGTTCCAATCCTTCCCATCCACTTTCATGATGAACATGGCATCCGGATCATTCACGACAGGAATAGCGTTCGCTTCCGCTTTCGTCCATTCCTTGAACGGTTCCAGCTCAGACCATTTGGTTACCAAGATCCAATCCTGCTTAACCATGAGAGCGATTTTCTGCAAGGTAGCAGAAGACTCGGCGGCGATCGGCCCATGCTGAATGTCACCCACCTTCAAATCCTCCAAGAAGCATACACGCTTACGCTCCCAAGGATTGATCGTCTTACGACGATGGGCACTATCCTCGATACGGACAGCCGGGTTCACGGTAATGATCTTCACCGGGATCTCCTGCTCGGCCAGATACTCGTTGATGAGATTCTTTGTCACCAATATCTTAGAGGACGAATTAACCCATGCCTTTAACGTGTCGAACGTAGATTTCTGTTTCTTCAGCAAAGAGAAATCAGCCACGTGCATTACAACGTAACGGATCGTCACCCCTTCGGCAGAAGCGGCCACAACCGTATCCTCAATATCCTGCAATCCATTGGCCGTTGTAGCGTTACTCCAGTCCGTAGTAGATTTACGCTGGTTCTTCTTCGGCATACCGCAACCGACAAACTCAGCCGTAACGACACCGCCATTGTTCTTTGCCGACAAATGGAAACCCGCACGGCTCATGAGCTGCATACACCACCATTCGAAACGGGCACGGACGGAGTTATACACGAAATCCTGATCCTTGAAACCCAGATTCAACAATGCCAACTGGTCCGCGTCACCTTGCGCGTCACGTTCCAATTGCTTGTACTCGTTGTAATCGCTCTCGTTCATGCCACGCTTGACGGCTGTCTTCGGGATATCGCCGGACAGCTTGCTGATCACCTCACGGGTCTTCTGCGGTGCGGAAGCGTCGAAAGAGATCACGTCTGCCATTACCGGAGCGCCTTTCTCTCCGGTCAGAGTCTCCCACTTCAACGAGGTTTTTCTTTTCACCCCGAAGAAGTTCGGGAAGACAACCGGTTTCACATGACGGGTATTCAAACGGGCCGCCATGTTCTTTTTATTCACTTGCTTAATTAAACTTCTTTCCATATATCTGATTTTAATGGATTACACAAAACGGATAAACGACATTAATGCCTTCAAGTCCTTATCTACCGGAAACGGCATACAGGATTCGTTTACCGTACCTCTTACCAATAACCCAGACTGCTGGTTGGCTACAGTCAAGTCGACTTTATTCATCGTGACAACCAATTCGCCATCATAAGGCAACTTGGCGGCTTTCGCAGCCTGTTTGTCTTTAGCCTGAACCAATACCTGACCTTTTGCGGCAGCACCGATAGTCGCTTCCAACGTGATCGTATCAAACTCCGCATTACTCTTATCAATAGCCGTGATCTTATCGGACGCACCTGTCAAAGCTCCACCAATCGTCACGAAGTCACCCACACCAAACAGATGATTCTTAGACACCTTATAAGTAGTTTCATTGCCAGCATCGGAAGCCATCGCCGTCTTCAATACATGATACAGCCCCGTTTCCGGATCTTTCACCACGATCACGATCGGAGGAAGCTCGTCCAACGACTTGCCATTGAACAAAGCGTTCCGCAAAT